CCAGATAATTCATTTTGAATCACAACGCGATCGGTGGCAGGGATATTTTGAGCGACAGCAGTAAAGCTAACTTGCTTCGGTACTGTTGGCTGTGGCACTGGGTTAGGATGCAAAAAAGGAGTATTTGCATATTCTAGAATTTGCTGAGCATCCCATTCAGGATTAGCTGTTTTTATTGATTGAATAAATTGCTGTTTGTTCATAACGCACCTAATGCAGAAACTAAATTATTGACGCGAAATTCGAGCTTAAGTAAATCAATAGAAGACCCAATAGAGTAAAAAGCAATTCGTGGCGAACTATATCTAATTATTGAGGCTCCATATCTTAAAGCAAATACAGTGATAGGAATGGCTGTAGCAGTGTCTGAGCTTCGCGCAATTGTACTACTTGCCCCTGCAATTCGCCCTACAAAATTAACACTATTATTCCTAGAGCCTCCGATAAATCCACCTGTGTTTGCTCCTATGGCAGGATTCTCACCATATCGCATAAAAACGTTTATACTTCCTCCAGTATCTAAATGAATAATTCTGCAAGAAAAGAAAGAAACGTCTTTTGACGCACCAATATAATTATAAATTCCTCCTGTCTGAGAGCTAGGCTGGCTTACATAAGCAGATATGTGACAATCATTTAAAGGATCGGCGGTATCATTTCTATTACTATTTAAGTATTTGGTACTACCATTGCCTAGTAAACCCGTCTTGCGATTATAGTCACTGTCAATAAAATTAACATTGCTTGGCGCAACACCTTTAAGAGGAATCAAAGCCCCACTTAAAGTTCTCGCTCCGCCCAAAATACAGGCAGATTTAATTGCATCCCAAACTCCATCTTGTTTGCAACCTATTACAAAATCATTAATTGCAGAGCGATAAGATTTTTCTAATGGCTGCCCATCAGTGGATTCCACAGCAGCAATATATGCTCTTGCGTCCTCATCGCCTGACCCGCTTAAAATAATTCTTTGAATCGCAGGACGCATATATTAAGCCTTGAACGCATTGACCGTTAATGTTGCTGTTTCCGAGTTCGCAGTCGGAACCCACGCCCCCTCAGTGACGAGATAGCCAAAAAGAGACGTACCGATAACTTTTAAGAATCGATTTACACCAGATAAATTCAGCACTAAAGAACCTCCGCCATTAGCTAAAGCAGGAGTACCGAGCGATATACCAGTAGGTGTAAGTATCGAAGCGCGATCGCCACTTGGTACGCTAAAAGCGCCATTATCAGCTACAGCACTAGGCGGCGAAATATTATAAAGAAACAGCCTTAGATTACCAATACCAGAAGGAAGGTATGTAATATTCATTAAAAAATTGATATCAGTAATACAAATAAAAGCATCATTAATGCTGATATTTGTAAGCTGAAATGCCCCAAAGATTACATCATTTGCGGCATAAGTTGTGGTGTTAGCTGCTCTCTGCAAACTAACACTGCTTTGAAAAGCTGTAATGCTATCTTCAATCGGAGACATCAAAGGCATAAATACTCCCTAAAGATAAAATGGAACGCGATGGATTATCGTACCTGAACTGATTAAAGAATACAGATAAAGCACATTGTCGCAATAAGCGTAAGGCTGTGCGCCGCCCGCCATGTTGTACGGTAAATCGGAATCAAAGCCTTTGATCCAGATCTTATTGCCCGTAACAGCCGCACCCGAGGGAAACAGGAACGTAAAATATCCTTTAAAAGTATTTGAAACCACATCATAGACAAACAAGCGCCGTGCAGCACTTGCTGATTCTTTCTCAATGATTAAGTTGCGCCCAATTAATGCGTAAGAAGCGCCCGTAGTAAATGTTTCAGACGAAACATAGTTTACAGCCGCCCATGCGCCCGCGCCCGAAGTACCGCCAGCGATATCGAATTGATCAAGCGTACTAGCAGCACCGCCTCGGAATGAATAGATATATCGCGAATTAAGGATTGCAGATTCATTACTCCAATTTGAATCACCTGTGGCTAAAACCACATTCGCAGACATACCCCCAGCCGTCGCTCCGCCTCTAGCTGTAGTAGGAGATACAGTAGCCCATGAGTTAGCCGATCTCGAATATTTATACATCGTGACAGCCGCATTGCCTAAGAGATAGAGTGAATTTTCATCACCTTCTATTTCGTAAATAGAACCAGCCGCAGGAGCTACACCAAGAGTTCCAAAGGTAAGAGTAGTAGCCGTATTTGATGTGATAAGAGCATTCTGTCCTAGTCCAGTGCCGCCCGTGATGCGTACTCTGTAATTTGTCCATTGGTTCGTAGTCCAGTTTTTACCACTATTCACAAGAGTAGTAGTTGAGCCACCAGTCGCAACACCGCTAGCCAATACATCTTCAATCGAATAAAAGCTTGTGTTATCGGGAGGAGATGAGAATACACCCGATAGGGTAAGCACCGTAGCGGTATTAGATGTGATTTGGTATAGAGCTTCGACAGCACCTGTAGAATTATTTGGCGATCTAGTTCCCGCAAAAATTCGCACCCAATAACCAGCCCATTGATTGATCATCCATTTAGCTGATGCGTCGCTAATAGTGGCGTTTGTGGTATTAGTAACGGAGCTAACTTGCCCAGAATAATATACTTTTGGGATTTGATAAGCACATACCATTCTGCTATCAGCCGTAAGCGTCGGAACGCCTGTAACCGTTAAGTTTCCAGACCATGCGCGAGTAGCAATATCGTAAGACTTGAATGTTCCCGCCGCAGTTGTACCTCCGCCAAATACATAAATCTGCCCTGTGCTAATTCTGAATGTATGGGTATTAAGAACCGCAGTGGCAACAGGAGCCGACCATTGGATTGTGATTGTGCCTGTACCTGCATTATTGATCACACCTGTAATCACACGCCGTAATCCGTTATTTGTCCCACTGGCTAGGAATTCTATTGTTTCCCCAACTGCTACACCCATAATATTATGAGTACTGGCTAGAACCGTTGCAGTAGTAGTAGAACCACCGTTTGCAGTATAGGTAAAAGACCAAGGGAAAAACACTCCACAAGCACCTGCGCCAAAAGTAGCAAGAGCAGGGGATGGAATCTGATTCCATCCATCAGGACGGTACAGATGCACTACGGTTCCAGATGTGACATACATCATGATTGGGCTTCTACCAGTCGGATCATTGACCACAAACATATTGGCAGCCGAAGCGACAGGAGCGTTACTCGTAATTTGCTGAGCAACTGGTATATGAACGGGAAACTGTAATCTATTGTTGATAGCCATAGTTTAGGTATAAAAAATATTTGCAGAATTTGCTTGAGCCGCCGCTAACTGCGATTGATTGAAAAGATACTCCGCAGCCGAGACACTCCCTATCTGTGCCAAGTTGGTAAGCGTTGCGACTGTTGTCACGTTGGCTAAAGTTGGCAATGTTGTGATTGCATTGATACTCCCAATGGTAGCGCTACCCGCCGCTAAGACTGCATTAAGGTTTACACCGTTTAATGCATTTGTCAGTGCTTTTATTTCCTGCAAAGTTATTAATTGGGCAGTCAGTAAATCCTCAATATTAATTTGATTCTCTCGGGTTGCAGGATTTTGCGTAGGATCATCATAAATAATCTGCAATGGATCGCTATTTGCCATTGCACTAGTATCAAAAGTCAACGTGAGTACGTTACCTGATACCGTACCGCCCTTAGCTGGAACCGCAAAATTATAGATAATGACATCAGCTATAGAATTTGTGATGATGGCAAAATCAGAAAGATTCACGCTCACAAAATCAGGGAAGGTTATCGTCCGAGCCGACGCATTAAAGATGTAGTTTCTGATTTTATTATTCATAATGCCACCGCGTAGGCTATTGCCAGTTCTTCACTAATTCCAGATCCACCTGTATTCGTTACCCAAGTCAGCACACCCGATCCATCAGTTTGCAAAATTTGCCCTGAAGTTCCATAATTTGGTGGAAGTGTAAAAGTCAAATTCGCCGTCTGACCTGACGCAGGAACTTGCAGGACGGATCGCCAATTCGCGCCACTCTGACTAGCTCCAGCATTAAGCGTAAAGCTAGATTCAGTAGTTCCTTTAATATCTTTAATTACTGACATATTGGTTAAGCGGGGACAGAATAGTAAACAAGAATACGACCAGCTCCAGCACTTGCACCGCCAGCCGCGTAAGTAGCGATTAAGGTTTCACTCGAAGCTGTTTCACCTGGGTTTGATTCGTAAATATCCTTAGCTGTACCAGTCAGGACGTTTTGACCACTACTCATATATTTAGAAGTTGTACCAGAAACCCCAACCGTAAGAGTTGGAGTTCCATTGAAAGTAGTATCAATAATGACTTGTACCCTGTGAACAATGGCATTAGCAGGGGTAGTGAAAAGCGTTATAGGTGACGCAGTTCCAAAAGCGATCGATGTAGTATCGACGCTCATCTTGTCAGCAGTTGAGCCACCCGCACTAACCCAACTAAGTACACCCGATCCATCGGTTTGCAGAACTTGAGAAGGAGAGCCGTCATCAACTGGCAATGTCAGAGTATAAGCCGCAGTCATTCCAGTCGCGGGGCGGTTCAGTGTGATAGACCAATCAGCACCCGATCCAGCCGCATCCGAATTAAGTATTAATCCAGTATTGCCAGTAGCTTCAAATTGAGAAGCCTGTACCTTTACATCAGCGCTATCTGCGCTATTTCTAGCAGCAATCCCGCCTGTGATGCCTTTCCAAGCATTAGTACTGATTCTAAAGATGTTTTCAGTTGTACCTTTTAAATCCTTAAATAGTCCCATTGATTTATCCTATTCGTAATAAACAATTACAGTTCCCGATCCTTGTGTGCAGCCAATACCAGCTACGAGGGTAAGCAAAATATTGGTATTTGATGCGTACTTGTGGAAGGGAGTTGTTGCGTAAACATCTGTGGAAAGTGGATTGTTTTGCCCTGTAGCCATAAGCCTTTGAGTGTTGCCACTATCACCGATAGAGATAGTAGAAGCCACATCAAAAGCAACATCAAAGCCAATCTCAACTCTTGTTATTCTTTGCCCTGCGATCGCCTGATAAATAGTCTGTGTGGTCACATCCCCATAGCTAAAAGGTAATGCCTTCTGTTTTGCCAAGAAGCCAGTATTATTAATCTGCACAGGAGCAGTCTGTACGATTAAAGTCGGTTGATTAGGGATTTCTACAATTTGCGTCATGGCGTTGGCACTGGATCGATAACGTTTATCTGTAATTCCATCTTGAAATCAGGAGCGCCATTAGCAATTAGCTCTACGAAGCAGTGACCTGTCCATAAGCCAGTGGTCATGCCTGTCGTTTGCACATCACTATACTCAAATGTCGCGAGTCCATTAGGGTATTTAGTGATCGTCGGAACTAAGCTTATTGCTGATGTCAGCGATGGGGCGATCGCAAAATAGATGTTGTACAGACTGAGATCTAATGGCTGTAATGGTTGCAAAACGCCATTAATACTGGCTGGTCTATAGTTGAAAGTCAGTTGAGTCTTCCAAGGGAAGCCTATCAAGATTGGATTGTTTGTAAATTTATTGATAGGGAGAGGGCTAGCGCAAGTCATCTTTATTAAAATAAGCGACCTTGCGATCGCTTATTCCTTCTAGCTTTGTTCAGTTTCTACAGGTGTAGATTTTGATTTTCTCTTTGGCGCGATCACTTCAGGTTCCTCAACTTGAGAAGCGCTAGGATCGTAAATTTCGTATCCTTCTGCTTGCCAAGCTGGTAAATCTACAAGATAAACATCTTTTACAATGCGATCGCCTTTTGATACCGTAACGGGGTTTTGTGGATAAGCCATAAAGTTTTAATTAGAACGAGGGGACGATCCAAGCGCCATAAGTCAAGCTTCCAGGTGTGCCAGTGCGAGTTGCCGTTACTCGAATCGCTTCGGCGGTAGACAAGCGATCGGCAACTTCATCACCACCAAACATGATTTCAGTCTCGCCAGCAGCACCCGCAAATACAGCAGCAGGTAGAGTACCAATTACTGTGTAAGTACCACCAACGGTAGCAGATACTTCAATAGTGATCACCCATTCAGCAGTACCCGCAACATAGCCAGTATAGGCTGCTTGGGAGATACAAACCTTAAAGGCTTCGATCTTACGTGAAGCAAACAAGATACCAGTAGAGCTAGTAGTAGCAGATAAAGCCGCCGATGCGTAATCACGAAGTTGCAAGTCACCATCGTAAGTTCCACGCGCTCTACGATCTGCAATAGTTGAAAAAGTTTTAGCCATTTTAGAAATACCAAGTTAATTGTTTGAAAGCATTGCGTTAAGCTACAGCATTGCCAGCCCTGACACCGTACAAACGAGCAGCGCCTTGTCCGTCTTTAACTGCGATCGATTGATAATGTTCCACACGGGTACGGAACACAGGCTTGACATCAAGCTCACCGAGATCGCGTACTTGCATACCGCCATTCTGTAAGCCGTGAACGCCCATGGTAGTAAAGCTGACAACGTAGATAGAACAGCTTTGAGCAGTACCGCCACCAGCACCGACTTCTGTGAATGGTAAGATCTGCGATTTGTTGCCATCCTGATCTAGGACGATAATAGGCAGATCGTTGTAGAACGCAATTTTGCGCCCAAAGTTATCAAGTTCGTAGGTAATATATCCGCCTACGTTTTGGTTTCGTGCAGCAGTAGTTAGCACACGTCGCATTGTTTTGTTCATGATGATGTGTGTGGGGTTAGTCACTTCATCAATCGCCGCATCTAAGCGCTCTAAGCTAAGCACATCACCACCAGAAGTTGATCCATTTGAGATCAACTGAGTTCCAGTCAAGCGCTTACGCAATCCATCAAATGAGCGCGGATCGGTAGCAGTATCACCTTGAATGAATTGCTGAGTCCAGCGCAAAGCAAGCGCCCGCACTTTCATCATTTCATGCTGAGAGCGAACGCCTGGGCCATCGGTATCAATGATGAATTTATCAACATCTAAATCACCACCAAGGATGGACAGAGTTTCTGTTACGGGGTTGACTACACCAGCCGACTCTGTGTAGCTTTCGTTTACCCCTCGAAATGCAATACCAGGTAGAGTTTCCTCGCGATTGTAGCTGTATGCGTTACCAGCAATATCAACGAAAGGAATATTTTCGAGAATGCCGCTTGAGCTAGCGAATTGCTCGATGATTGCGGATTCAAATACTTTGCCTTCATTAAGCGCAATCTTGGACGCTTCGGTAAGGGTTAATGCCATGATCTTCTTCTATTTCTAATGATTTGCAAGCCCTCTGCTGGCATTGCGCCTCACTAAATCAAAGATTAGTCATTGCGAGAAACCTTTTTATTAGTCCAATGTGATTTCCATACTCGTTGCGATATATAAAAATCAGATTGGCAGTTATCAATAAAATAGCATATTTAAGTGAATAACTTAATTGTAAAACAAAAAAGCACCTAACGGCTAGGTGCTTTTTTATTATCTATTTTTACGCGCCCATTCTGCCCTCTGGACTGGATTCATCTTA